ATCTCTTGTTCTGTCAGTGTTAAAAAGTCAGACATCTTTAAATTTAGATCGTCTCTATGCGATTGATCTATAACAGCCTTAATTAAATTTTCTCTATTATCTAGCGGCACTTTTATCACCTACAAAAAAAGGAGCGTTAACTCCTTTTTATTTTACATTATAAATGGCGATTATTCGCCATCTTTAGCCATCCACTTTGAAGAAAATTGCTTTTCAATATCTTCTTTATGTTTAGCTTTTGTTTCTTTTTCATCTAATCGGGAATGAAGGGTAAAACCTTGACCTTCTTTGACGAGCTTACCGCCGTAAAAACCGTCTTGCTTTGCGATGACTTTCATTTTTTTACCTTTGGTTAAAAGGGCGGTTTCCCCGCCCATATTAATTAAGTGATTGAATAGCCAGAAGCGTAATCATCAGTGCCATCAATCATGCTCATAGGCTGTAAGTACGCGCTAAATGTTGCATCCGGTGAAGTGCCACCAAGTACAAGATTTAAGCGTAAAAACTGCTCATTTTCATAACCGATAGGAACTACGATTGATTGACCATCAAGCGCACTTGTTACCACTTGGCTTTCTGCGATAGTGGTAGGTGAAGAAAAGCCCTCAACTGTGTCAGTTTGCACTTGCACCTGGAAAGTTGGCGTTGTACCACCAACATCACCCGCGAAAGTTAAAACAACAGCCATTGGCTCGCCTTTGCCGATATTACGATCAACAGACAAATCAATAACGTTGGTAGAAACACCAGTTGCTGTTAGGTTTTGATCTGCTGAGAATTGTTGTTGTGCATCTAAAATCATTTTAATGCTCCTTATACAACTTGCGCTTCGGTAGTCAGTAACGCATCAACGATGCGAACTGGAATACCTAAGAAACGTGTAGTGAAGATAGTTTGACCGAATTGGTTAACTGACTCAGTGATTGTAACTGCATTTTGTGATTTATCCATTGCGACAATTCTCAATAAAGAGATCACAGTACGGTTAGCGTAGAACACTGGAGTTACATCGTTAAGCGTAGGCAAGCGGTCAATAGCGCGAGACATTAACTTAACTAATGCTGTTGCTGCCGTTGATGCTTGTGTACCTGTTTGAGCTTCTAAATCAGAAATATCAATGTTACAGATACGAGCAACATAACGCCAGTCTTTAACAACTAAACCGTTATCCCACTTCCAATCATCCATATAAGCGCGGAATCGATTGTTGTTAGCATCAAATGCGTCTTGAATGCCTAAATCTTCATGCGAAATACCCGCTTGAGAACCTTTAGGGAATACACCACAACATGAGCGATTGCCCCAACCAACAAGATAAACCGAAGCGTTATCTGAACCAGTACCGCCAGCATCTAAGATGTTTTGAGCGTTGCCCGCTGATAAGTCACCGTAGCGATTAGCAAACCCAACAAACTCTTCTGGGTTAGCAGCTGAGCCGTAGAATAACGTACTAGCCATCTTTTGGTTCATCGCTTCAAGGAACGCCATTGATTCATCTAAACGGAAAGAACTAACGTTACCGTTTAGGTTTGCAACTTTTACATCAACTTCTGCGCGAGCTGTTAACTCTGCTGAGTTTTCAGTAATTTGAGCAGTTGTTGATTTTGATTTTGGCACACCCTGATTCATTAAACGATAATAAACATCAGGTAAACCAGTACGGATAGTTGTTTGCTCGCCAGTCGGTAAGTTACCTTCTTTAAACAACATATCTTCTAAAATTTCATTTGTTTGTGACAGAATATCAACGGTCATTGCCGTTTTTCCGTCTGGGTCTAATCGCTTAGCCCAATCTGTAAGCGTTAAAACGCTATTGCCTAGAGTAGCCATATTTATACCTTATTTACCGTAAAAAACCTCTTCGCGAGACTTTTTAACTGATTGATTTGCCTTAGCTGTAACAGCTTTTGGTTTCTTAATTACTTTTTTTGCAACGGCAGACGCTTTTGACTTCTGCTTATTAAATCGAGCTGCATCTAGTAACGTTTCCCAGTGCGCCGCCGATGTAATTTGTTGCAATTCTTCGTTTGAGTAGCCTGCTTTCTCAGCGTAACTAGACACCATTTGCATGTCATCTTGATAAGCTTGAGTTAGCTTTGGCTCTGATCCAGTTCTATCAATCCACTCGGGATGCGCGCCAAAAAGCTTATTACTTTCTTCTTGTAGCTGTTCCTGTGAGATTGACTGTTTATCTTGCTTAGGCTGATTTGCTTTAATCTCTGCTAGCTTAGATTTGCGCTTATCCGCCTTTTCTTTAAGATCGATGTATTTCTCTGGATCGTACTCTTTGAGTTCATCCCAATTAACTTCATTATCTTCGCTGACTAATAGCTCTAAATCAGCAGATAATTCGTCAAGCTTAGCTTTTTGCTCATCGAAAGATTGCTTTTCAGCTTCAAAAGCTTTCCTGTCGTTTGCTAAAGCTTGGGTTTTCCTCGTGTAATCAGCTTGCATTAACGTGCCATCTTCAAGCGCTTTAATCTGTTCGGCGGTGTACTCTTTTCCGTCTATCTCATAGACTTCAATCGTATCGCCTTCTTCGTCGCTTTCTTCTAGCTGTTCTGCTTGCTCTTCATCAGCTTCGGTAATTTCAGAATACTCATCAATTACTTTATCTTCTGGGTTTTCTTCTGGCAATTCATCAGTTGGCTCTTTGCTAGGCTCTGAATCTTCACCATAAAAAATCTTTGTTAAGTCTGCTTTTGCTTCGCTCATTACTCGCCCTTAATCAATTTATCAAGCTTTTTCTCTGCCACCTTTCCATCGTTTACTATTGTGTTAAAATGCTTTTCAATTCTATTTAACGTTTTAAGTATTCGATTAGATTCTTGCATCTCTTCAACCTCATCATGCTTTAAATTTTCAAATGCATTTAAAACATGAGCTTTGATTGAAATAAAAGCTTTTTGATACTCAGGGTTGTTAAGCAATGCGTTAACGTCATTCATTCTGTCAACGCTATCTTGAAGCCTTGTTATATCTTGTTTATTCATTTGAATCCGATATGGTTGTTCAATTAATTAAATAATACAATAATGGTTTAAATAGTCAAATTTTGGTCAAAAACGCTATTCCTTAGCAGCTATTTTAGTTAATTCAACCGCTGTGTCTTCCTGTTGAAATCTACCTTTCTGCGCTGTTTCAACGTTAAACTGTCGTTTTTCTTCTTGAAGTTTAGCTAAATCCGCAGCCATCTTAATATCAAACTGGCGTTGTTTTTCTGCCAGTTCAGCGTTCTTAATAGCTATTTCACCCTCGCGCTTAACAAGCTCAGCCTCAGCTAATGGATTGTCCGCTTGTTGTTGCAATATTGCATTTTGCTCTTGTAGTTGTAATACAGTTTGGTTAAGCAACTCGTTTTGAGCCTCCAGCAATTCCGCTGGCTCTTCTGGATTATTAAAGTACCTTGAGACATCTTTAAACTCCAATGCTTTAGTTAACGACGCTAAAACGTTATAGCGCTTGACTTCATCAGTTAAAGGCGAACCTTCCGCTTTAAGCTGTGTGTGAATCTGCCATAATCCAGTTAGGTTGTCGATGGCCTCATCATTGTCACCAGCCGCTAAGCCTACTTGGCTTTCAATCTGTGAGTCATATCTCCATTTGCTAGGATTTGTTTTTAATGGCTTGCCAAGCACACTGAACTCTTGCTCAAAGTCCTGATAACGGCCAACTAACCATGCTATGCCGCTGTATAGCTTGCGATATCCAACTTCTGCAATAATTCTAGCGACAAGTTCAATTTTACCTTTAGCCGCTTTTTCAACGCCTTCAAATCGTGTCGCTGTTTCTTTTCCTAGCTGATCTGCATTAAGACCTTGTGAGCTTAATTGATTGCCAACAGTGGCGGCTTTTAACTGGTCCATATGCTGAATTAGCAGTAAAGACTTATCACCGACAAAAGGCACAACTAGATCGCCTATGTGTTGATTTGGGTTGTTATCACCAGCAACACGAACAACACCGCCAATCGCATCATCTAAAGCGTCATCAAGATTGACATTGGCGTTAACGGCTTTTTTAGGATTGTTAACCATATAGCCGTTATCTAACATCTGACGCGTTAAAGCTGTTTTGACTTCTTGATACTTTTCGACCTGTTCACCACGCCCATTGCCAATGGCCTTGTGCGGAGCTAACAAAGCGGAAGCGATGGCATAAGGAACATGATCGAACGGCTCATTTTCTAAAATATAAGAACCTGACTTGATAATATGACGACGCTCTGCAATACCGTCGTTGTCGTAATCAACTTTTACATATAAATCTGATATTTGAACGTATTGATTGGACCATTCTCTAAAATCCTTTTGCTCAATTAAACCTTCATCGTTAAACCTGATAACTCTTGTTGAGCTATCGTTGTATGATGAGGTTGGCAATTCAGCTATAAGTTTTTTATCGTAACCTTCGGCTAATAACTCGCCTCGGGTTTTAAGGATTTCATCACCAACTAAAAACGCATCATCTTCACTTGTCGCACCTGGTGAGATTAAAAAAGACTCAGTTGGGACACCGACAATCTTAACTTCTTGACGCTTTGTTTTAACTCTAAACTTGATGTTAAATGTGCCGTCGTCGTTTTCTTCTTCTAGCTCAATATCCAAATCGCTGTAAAACGGTTTAGATTCTAAATCCTCTTTAACTTCTAACAGTTCAATATCGTCTAAGTTTTTAAACTCTTGTTCTTCTACTTTTTCAGTATCTTCAATGTAGTATTTAAGCGCGCCAAACTTCAACAAGTCGATGTCTTTAAGAAATCCGTATTGCGTTCTAAAAGAGTTTTCTTGGCTTCTAATCAACCAATCAACATAAGCGGTCTTTTCTTCCGCCTCTTTAACTTCTGCCTCATTGGTTGGGTTGGTTGGGATGAATTTCATTATCGAGCCAGCACCCAAGAATGTGCGCGTTAGGCTTGGCATATCAGACTCAATCAGGTCTTTAACGTCGTTTGATACAACTTGAGATCTACCGTCAACCTCATTACCGTAAGGCTCGGCGTTGTATCGTCTTATGATATGTCTGTTTTGTCGCTCGATATTACTTTGTACCGTCTTGGCTTGCGACTCCAAGTTATCGACGATATCAATCAATTCATCTTCTGTTAATTTAGCCATTAAACTATTCCGCTTGCTTTGTAGTTAAGAGGTTGCCATTCGTTTTTATTGATTATACTCGCAAAATCAAAAGAAAGCACAGCAGCATCTAATAGGTTTGGTGATGGTATCACTTGACGCTTTCCATCGGGTAACATAATACCTTTTCGCATCTCTTGTTTAGTGTAAAATGCTATTCTATCGCTAGGTTTCAAAGGTATTTTGCATGCCTCAGATCTTAACTTTTGCATCATGTTAGGTTTAATTGACTCACTGCAAAAGCTGATTAAATCTTCTGGGTTATAGTACTTGCCATGCTTTACAGCTTCATATGTTTTATACACTCGCTCAGCAAATGATGTTAAATTCTGAGCTTTTTTGTTTAAGAATACATCTTTGTTTTTGCGTCCGACTTTTATATCAATGCTTGTGTTAACACTCATAAAGTCAGCATCCGGATTATGAACCTCTGAACTGCCTTTATACATGAATGTATGAACTTTAGTTTGTCCGAATGCTTTTTCGGCTTGATCTCTTAACATCGCACCAAGTCCGTCACCATCCCACCCAAACGTGTCACAGTTATAATTCTTGGCGTTCCTGCAAGCGATATCGAATTTTCTATTGCCGTTTTCGCCTTCAATTTCATCAACACCAGTAAATACAACGCCGTGGCGCTCTATATACCCCGCGGCGTCATTACCAACATCAGACGGATCAAACGCTACAACTTTAGCGCCGACGGGTTCAAAGCCAATTTTTTTATGAGCATCAATACAAGAATCAAACCAATCACTTATAATTATTGAGCTTTCAACGTCATCATTGAAATGACCTTCCCAGATGTGATTAAATCTAGCCATACTCATTCTGCCATCGTCTCGCTTTTGTTTGTCTTTTTCTAGCTCTTGCCTTAACGACTCGTCATGTGCAAACCAAGGGTTGTCTTGATACCCGACTTTAATAATTAAATGATGCTCGTCTTCGTAAAATCCATCTCTATCAATGTGGGCTTGATACGGAAGTATAAACTCTTGACTCATTGGGTCTTGGCTAGATTCTGGATTCCATAAGAACCAAAGTTCTGCACCTGGCGTATCACGTAATGTAGGGCCTAGGGTGTCGATTGTTTGTTGTTTTGTTTTTGCCGCTTCTTCGGTTAGAAATATCTTGTAATTGCTCGCGCCTTTCATGTCGATAACATTTTGAAGGCCGCCGAATGTGAACTTACCGCCTGTTTTGTGACGTATTTCCCATAACGTCGGTACTGAGCGAAAGCCTGAGAAGTTTAAATCCTTTATGCTTTTTTCAATTCCAGCGTATATCGACTCTTTTAAAGACTTCATTCGCTCACGTAAAACAAATATCTTAGAGCCTTGACCGTTGACCTCTCCAGCGCATACATCTTGCGCCATTCTTGATTTTGTTCCACCTCGTCCACCATAAAAGCATTTGTATTTTTTGTGTTTGAGTATGGCAGGCTCTAGCTTTTCAATTAGCAGTATAGTGGGCGCTTCATCAGTTGGTGCCATGTTACCGATAGTGCCTTTCCATTTTCGTATACAATGCGGCACTAATTCACCGTCGATGTTATCAACTCTATCAACAATACCGTACACTGAATGCTCTAACATTCCGCTTTGAGCTAGTATCATAGGCTCGATAACATCAAGCCTTTTGGCTAGCGCTTTAGCCATTTAAACCCATGCTCTTTTCTAGCTCGCTTATTCTTTCTGCTAGCTCGGTTGTTTCTTCAATCTCAATTGATAACTTGATAGATGATATAAGCATAACGCCGATATCTGGCGGAACTTGCCCTTGACTGACTGCTTTTATTATTTGTTCGGCTTTTTCATTAGGTTTTGATTTCTCGTTGAAATAAAACTCTATATTTGGCGCTACCTGCTTAGGAATTGGGTAAAGGCGCTTTAACACCTCGTTAAAAGAGAAGTTATCCTCTGGGTTATATGCTTTGGAAATTAAAAGATCGTAAAAACCTTCTTCGGTTTGACCTGCTCTTTTCATCGCTTCAAGTATCTTTGTACGCTCAGCCTTTCCTCTCGGCGTTCTTTTTGTTGGCTGATTATCTTTATTAAAGCTTGTTTTTGTTGGTTTGTGGTTTGCCATAATGCCGTTACAATGCCGCTAAATCACCCTGCCGCAAAACAGAATCATATCATAGCTAGTTGCTAAATCCAGAATTAGTATTTTGTTAATCATAAGTCACTTACTCTTTAAACTCTCAGTTATAGCATTGCCAATTTTTCCGTAATCAATAGGCTGTGTTTTGGTTACTTGAATCGCAGCGCTCCCAACAAAAGCTAATGCAGCTACAACAACAACCCAAAAAAGCTTGTCTACCTTTTTAGATACATCGGTGTTTTTTGATGTTGAGGTAATAAGAGAAGGTATGTCTTTAGTTTGTATCGTGCTAATAGTATCTTGGAGCTTTACTATTTCACTTCTTGTTGAATTTTCATTTTGCTTGATAACTGAATTAACCTCATCGATGCGAGAATTTATGTGTATCTGTTCGTTTTGAACTAGGTTTATATCACTAACTGCCGTTGTTAGCTTGTCGATGCATTCCTGCATCTTATCCATTCTCTTTTCATTACCTTCCTGGTATTTTTCCATCTGCTTGTTTGAATGTTCGATGGCCTGTTGGGTTGCTATATTAGTCTGAACTATCTGATCCACTTGACTCTGTGTCAGTTTCGCATCCATCATCAAGCCCCAAGTAAATTAAAACCGCGACCAATGCGGATACAAAAAGTATAAAACTTCCAAATATAGCTAGAAATAACATTTTTCACTGTCCATAAAAGTGCTAACAACTCAATAGCCCTATAGATAAGTTGAAAGTTAAAATACTCCGAAAATGATATAAATTCAAAAGCCTGATAGTTTGATATAGCAACGAGCATCAAGGCAGAAGTCAAAGCCGCCATAAACCATAGAAGCAAAAGAATTAACTTTTCTTGCTTCTCTTTAGTTTTGAAAGCGACCATAACAATAAACATAGCTAAACAAGCATATAAAAATGAAGTCTGGATATAAGCCTCATTAGCGTGAGATCTAAATATAAACTCATTAGCTATAAACTCAGCCGCAAATGAAAAGGCAACAGCAAAAAATATCATTATCTTACTTTTTTAACAGGCTTTTTCTTTACTGGCTTCTTACTGTAAGGTTTCTTCTTTGTTGGTTTTTTAGCGCTCTTTGGCATACCCATAATAAAAATACTCTTGTTGATTTAGTTTATTATAGGGCAAAAAAAAACCGCCAACAAGGGCGGTTAAACATCGGGAATAATTAAATGAAATACTAAAGCTGTTTCCGTATAAATATTAGCTCTTTTGCTTTGCTTTGTCACCACTAAATTTAGATATAAATGGATTTATAAATTTATCTATATGTGGAGCTGCAAAATAAAACCCTAATATTAACATCATTGCACCGTTCATTTCGTGCGCCGAAACCTCTAAAGACTTAGCCGATTGCATTATTTCTGGTTGATATTCTGGGAACCACGGAGCAATTGCAACCAACACAACTTTAGCTCCGTATATAACACCCCACAACATCGTAAGGCTGATAGCTATAAAGCGCCTTGCTACATTTTGGCCGCTTGTTTCCTGCATCCAACTAACTAGCATCGACCTTGCGGACGCCCTATCTTTTGCTGCCGCGTCTGCTTTTTCTTCGTCAGTATAAACGAGCTTATCAAGGCCAGTGGCGACCGTATCGACAATTTTATCGGCGCTTTTTTGAGTGCCAAATAGATAGCTGATTGTTTTACCTATCACGCCCTTCCTCTCAAATAACCTTGGCCCTTTGCCGTTATGCTAACAGTAACATAATCGTTATAACTTTTCGAGACTAGACCCCTGCCCTCTAGCATTGATACGTGGTTCTTGAGAGAGCCATAAGCTACCGCCGTTATATTCGCTGCGATTGTTCCCATTGACGCGGTAATATTGCGTGATAAAAACTTTAATATTTCTCTATGCGTTCGGATAAGTTGTAATTCTACCATCTAGCTTTTGTACCGCGCACATCAACATGAGTAAATATATCATATCGACCCATGCCGCCCTGATGGTTTAGTGTATTATCAATAAAGTCTTGGACCTCACTCGCCGGCACATCACGCACCTGGATGTCTGCGGCCAAACCTAATTTATGATAACTGTTATCTGATCCGCCAACTTTCTTATTATGAGACTCACAACGGCAAGCGCTAGTGATACGCACCGGTTTTTTGAAATAATGACGAATTGACTCTAACAGTTCAACCAATTTAACATCAGCAGCCGCATAGCCGCATCCGCACTGACACGCGAATTCACTACGGTTAAAATGCTTACTTACTTTCATTTTGCATAACCTTTTTAATTACTTCCGCTATTTTATCATCTATATAACTTGGACGGTTCTTTTTTCTTCTTGATATAGTCTTTGTGCCGTACTGGCCTCTGTTGAAGTTTTTTTTCATCGTTATTCCCCACAAAAACAATCCAGCTAGGTTTTATTCCCGCTAACAAAGATAAGATTTAAAACACGTTAATGTTATTCAATTTGCCGC